CACGCCCTAACGCAGAGGAAGTGGACTCGATGCACGGATAGCTACCAAGTAGCTTCCGGAGCTTCTTATCCAACCAAGCACAAGTTGCCCAACAGCCTGCTTCATAAAGCAAGTTGCGAAAGGCAACGAGTGACTCGGTCTCTGCAACGCACTGCCGTGATGAAGGAATAAAACGTCGGAACTTGACAATGGAAACGTCATGCCCTTCGTAGTACTCCTTACCGCAAGACTCTCTGAACCTTCCGGTCCAGAATGACTTGCGACGGTTCACTTTCGCACCAAAGTGCTCCAGTGAATCCATCACAGTGTGCACATAGTCAACCGGGACGATAATATCGTCTCCGTAGACACGCACCATGCCAGCAAAACGGAGAAAATCCCGCCTGCTGGAAAAACGGTGTCCTAGCTCTTTCTCGATCCCCAAGAAGATAATGGCCAAAAAGACCATAGCCTCAAGGGGAAAGCAAAGAGCAGAACCCATAGACGCAAACTTGGCAAGGGTAATGATACCCACGCCAGGAACATCGGCACGCTCAGAGCGGCACGCCAGGATAGCCTTTTGAAATAAAGGATTTCCTTTTGTGATACTCTTTACGTGACGAAGTGAAACGCGATCAGATGCCTCACTAAGATCTAGTGTGGCGAGGGAACCAATGGAACCCTCCTGAGCCAAAAGCTGGTTAGGCTCTTGGGATTCAGAACTGATAAACCTTCCGATAATATCGGAATTGGTCCAACGCGTCAAGCTCTCAAGTATCCCCTGCTGTACATACTGTACAGAAGAGGGCTCGATAGCAATGATGCGAGGCGTTTTCTGCGTCTTAGGAACTGAGACAACCCGAGAGGGAAGCTCAGAACCAGGTTCTAGGTGGTCAACAGAGGCATGCCACTCTTCGCTATGAAAACGCGGAGAGGGCATGAGGAAATCTCCAACATGGAAGACCTCCTCTAACCTCTCAGTCCAATACCCCGTTGAGTACTTACCATTACTGGTGAGTTTATCAGCAGTGGCACCGGGCCCATGTTTTGGGACTATCTTTTCATTGTAGATATCACTATCTACTTTAGAGAAAACAGGACCAAATAGCAATGAGCCCATACGAGACAATTCATCAACATCAGAATCGTCGAGATGGGAATCATGCTGGCTGACCTCCTTATCACAATTGACATAATCCAACATAGCCCTGCGCTCCCTTTCGGGAGTGCAAGGAATTTCAATTTTACTAAACAGCAGCGTAAGTTGCCGAATAGCATAAATTGATTCAATGTCGGGTTTATCAACTAGGACACCATTACTAAGGTGGAACACCTGTTCCATGAAACCTCTCAGAAATGAGGGGAGACATGAGCCAGACTTCCGAAAAGGAAGAAAGGCTTTGGGAACAACCATACCTTGGTCAAGACAATACTGAAAGTC